ACCACATCCACTCACACTCTCCACATTCTCTCCGCATCTATTGGCATAGTCCGTGCCACAATCTATTGGCATATCGAGTGCCAATTGCTGAGATTTTTTGGGGGACGGGGGGGGTGTTGCGCATGTGCGTGCGCGCGTGTTCCTTCTCAGACACAAAAAAAGGTGATTTTGGTCTTATTCCAACTCCTTGATCCACCTCATGTTTTTATAACTGTTTTGCATATATCAACTATTGGAGTAGAGTGCCTGTTGTGTAGTCCGTATTTTATAAGTAGGATAGGGAGGGCGGGTTGGTTAAGTAGATGTTCAAAAAACATCGAAGCTTTAGCTTAACCTGTGTTTTTTATGTTAATCACAATCAACAAAAGAGATGCTCATCAGTCGCAGTTGATGGGTGCTGACACAGTTAAGCTGTGTGAAATGCAGGGGTTTCCCCCTCGATTAGAAAACAAACGACAGTCTAGGGTTGATGCAAACATCCTGGGCTTTAAGGCTGAGTTTGCAATAGCCCGTTTATTTCAGATAGATCCCCCAACTGTTAATGTGCTTACCGATGGTGGCGTTGATTTATGGTTTGATGACATACCGATTGATGTCAAAACAACCAATAAAGAATATGGCCCTTTGGTTTTCGACAATCCTGATAAATTCCAAGCAGAAATTGCGGTGCTAGTCGGACAAACAGAACACGAAAACACACTAAGGGTTAATGGCTGGATAGATCGCGCTTCTTTCCTATCTAACTCTACGCCACATGATTACGGATATGGCCCTAGGATTAAGATGGAAATAGATGAGTTGCGGCCTATAGAGCAGTTGTGGAAAGGTTTGATGCAAAGGAGATTTAAAAATGACTGAAGAAAGCTACGTTAAACGTCGCAAGGCGCAAATCAAAGCAGAAAAAAAGCGAACACAGCCTAGCAAAAAGACTTTGGCATCTAATTCTCCTGGTGGAAGAAGTAAAGTAGGCCGTCCCAAAGGTGATGCGGCTATTATCAATGAGTACAAAGCCAGGATGTTGTCGTCTCCTAAGTCTAAGTACGTCCTTGATGCAATTTTTGATGCCGCGTTAGACAATGATCACAAGAATCAGGCCGCCGCATGGAAGTTAGTGATGGATAGAATTCTGCCTGTAGCCGCATTTGAAAAAGATGTCGTGCAAAATGGCGGCAAATCTGCTATTCAGATCAACATTACTGGGGTTGGCACGGCAGATGTTAAGGATGTTGGCTCTGCTATGGGTGACTTCGATCCTAACACTATCCAACCTACGGTTATTGATGGGGATAACGGTGAAATACTTTAATTTAGAAGAGTTTAACTGCACGCATACCAACAAGAACGAAATGGATGACGCATTTCTGGAAAAATTGGATCAGTTGCGTGAGCTATGTGGCTTTCCCTTTAAGATTACATCGGGTTACAGGGATGAAACCCACCCCAACGAGGCCCGAAAAGAAATTCCTGGCACACACAATCAGGGTATCGCGGCTGATATTGCGGTATCTAACGGCGCAGAACGGATGAAGATCGTAAAAATGGCGGTTGCCCTACGATTTAATGGCATAGGAGTTGCCAAAACATTCGTACACGTGGATACCCGTACAACAACCCCCGTTTTGTGGACATACGCATGAAGTTTTCTCACGGTGATGCCCTAACTGCAGGGTCAAGTAACACGATATTAGACGTACCAACAGGCTACGATGCTATTGTTACCTACCTGTTTATCTCAAATACCACAGGTAGCAGTAAAAACATTGATGCTCGCTGGGTACACAACGGCGTCAACATTGATTTCCTATCAGGAAAGAATGTGGGTTCAGGAGAATTTCTAGAGTTTGGTGGTCAGTACGGTGAGTTCCTTGTGGCAAAGGAAGGCGACACGTTAAGTCTGACGCCAGAAGCGGCATCTACGTTTGTCAGCATCATTTCGTTTGAATTGGTGACTGCAACACCAAGGTTGAACTTTTGAGTGACCTAAACATTGAACTATTGCCTTGGCAACAGCAGGTCTGGGCAGACGATACACGTTTTAAAATAGTTGCGGCTGGTAGACGGACAGGCAAATCTCGTCTTGCCGCGTGGATGTTGATTGTTAATGGCCTTCAAGCTGACAGGGGTCATGTATTTTATGTCGCGCCAACTCAGGGGCAGGCCAGAGACATAATGTGGCAAACTCTTATGGAGCTTGGTCATCCCGTTATTGCTGGTAGTCACATCAATAATTTACAAATCAAACTGGTCAACGGTGCTACCATCAGCCTCAAAGGTGCTGACCGACCAGAAACTATGCGAGGTGTCTCGCTAAAGTTTTTAGTGCTAGACGAATACGCGGACATGAAGCCTGATGTATTCGAACAGATTTTGAGACCGGCCCTTGCCGACCAAAAAGGCTGTGCGATGTTTATAGGCACGCCTATGGGAAGGAACCACTTTTACGAGTTGTACAAATATGCGGAGTTAGATGATGACCCTACGTACAAAGCTTGGCACTTTACGTCTTATGACAATCCACTATTGGACAAAAATGAAATCGATATTGCTAAAAGGAGTATGTCTAGTTATGCGTTCCGTCAAGAATTTATGGCATCGTTTGAAGCTCGTGGGTCAGAAATGTTTAAGGAAGATTGGATTCGGGTCGAAGACAATAAAGATACCAGCGGGGACTACTACATCGCCATCGACCTCGCCGGCTTCGAAGAAGTCAACAAAAAGCGCACCAAAAACTCAAAGCTCGACGAAACGGCAATCGCCGTCGTCAACGTCTCGGAAGAAGGCTGGTACGTCGAAAACATCATCCACGGCAGGTGGACGCTCGACGAAACCGCGATCAAAATCTTCCAAGCAGTAAGAGACTACAAGCCCGTATCGGTGGGTATTGAAAGGGGCATAGCTAAACAAGCGGTTATGTCCCCTTTGACTGACCTACAAAAAAAGTACGGCACGTTTTTTCGGGTACAAGAACTCACCCACGGCAACAAAAAGAAGACCGATAGGGTTATGTGGGCGTTACAGGGTCGTTTTGAAAACGGCTATGTCACATTAAACAAGGGTGATTGGAATGTAAGATTCCTTGACCAATTGTTCCAATTCCCTGATCCTTTGACCCATGACGACTTGGTGGACGCTTTGGCGTACATTGACCAATTAGCCGAAGTGGCTTATGACTACGAATACGAAATAGACGACCACGACATCTTAGACATAGTGGCGGGATACTAATATGGACGAGATATACGAACAGGATGCTTTGATGGTTGAACAATCCGTTGAGGATTGGGTAATGACAAAGTGCGAAAACTGGCGTGATTACTATGAATCTAACTATGAAGCGCGTTTTGAAGAATACTATCGGCTTTGGCGTGGGATTTGGGATCCTGCTGATAGCGAGCGTCGGAGTGAACGTAGCCGTATTATCTCTCCTGCTTTACAGCAAGCTGTTGAATCCAACGTTGCAGAGCTGGAAGAAGCTACATTTGGCAGGGGAAAGTGGTTTGATGTCTCCGATAATCTAGGCGACACCTCTAAAGAAGACGTTCTTTTTTTAAGAAATAAACTAACCGAAGACTTTGAAGACTGCATGATTCGCAAGTCTGTTGCGGAATGCCTTATCAACGCCGCCGTATTTGGTACGGGTGTTGGTGAAATCGTTATTGAAGAAATGAAAGAAATGGCACCAGCCACCCAGCCGATTATGGATGGGGATCTTCAAGCCGTAGGTGTCAATGTCAAAGATCGGGTCAAGGTAAAGTTACGTCCTGTCTTACCTCAAAACTTTTTGATTGATCCTGTAGCCACTAGTGTTGATGAGGCTATGGGCGTTTGTATTGATGAGTTTGTCAGCAAACATCAAGTAGAACTCCTGCAAGAGCAAGGGGTATACCGAGATACTTATGTAGGATCTGCGGCTCCTGACACTGACCTCGAACCCGATCAAGACATTACGATCTACAACGATGACAAGGTTCGACTCACTAAATACTACGGCCTCGTTCCTAAAGAGCTTCTTGATGAAGCTATGGATGAAGAAACCGAAGAAGAAGGTAAGTATATAGAGGCGGTTATTGTTGTTGCCAATGGCGGGGTGCTTTTAAAGGCGGAAGCTAATCCATATATGATGGGCGATAGACCTGTCGTGGCATTCCCGTGGGATGTAGTGCCTGGACGTTTTTGGGGAAGAGGCGTTTGCGAAAAAGGTTACAACAGCCAAAAGGCTTTGGATACAGAACTCAGAGCGCGTATTGATGCATTGAGCTTAACCATCCACCCAATGATGGCAATTGATGCAACTCGACTGCCTAGAGGCGCAAAGCCAGAAGTTCGCCCCGGCAAGATGATTCTTACCAATGGAGATCCTCGTGAAGTACTTCAGCCGTTTAACTTTGGTCAGGTTAGTCAAATTACGTTCGCGCAAGCCGGAGCGTTACAACAGATGGTTCAACAGGCCACCGGTGCAGTTGATTCTGCTGGCATCGCTGGACAAGTTAATGGGGAGTCAACGGCGGCAGGCATTAGTATGTCTCTTGGTGCTCTTATTAAGCGTCATAAGCGCACCCTTATTAACTTCCAACAGTCTTTCTTGATACCGTTTGTTAAGAAGGCGGCACATCGGTATATGCAGTTTGATCCTGAAAACTACCCAGTAGCGGACTACAAGTTTAACGCTAGTAGCACGTTGGGCATTATTGCTAGGGAATACGAAGTCACTCAGTTGGTACAGTTATTGCAGACTATGGGTAAGGACTCTCCGCTCTATACAACACTAATCCAGTCGGTTGTAGATAACATGAACCTGTCTAACCGTGAAGAATTGTTAGCGGCAATGGCTCAGGCTATGCAACCCAATCCTCAGGCACAGCAAATGCAACAACAAGTACAGCAGTTGCAAATGCAGTTTCAGCAATCACAAACTGCGGCTTTGTCTGCACAAGCTCAAGAGTCTGCGGCTAGAGCACAGAAGCTTGCGGCTGAGGCGGCGGTTGTACCGCAAGAGCTTGAGATTGACAGAATTAACGCTGTTACACGAAATTTGCGTGAAGGCGACCAAGACGACAAAGAGTTTGAGCGTCGTATGCAGGTTGCTGATCGCTTAATCAAAGAGAAACAAATACAAGGAAAAGAGAATGCTAACGGACAGAGAATTTCAAATGCTACTCAACAAACTCAACGCCCAAGTGGAGCCGCTCCGACGCCAAGTCCAGGAGCTCCAGTCCAAGGTGGAGGCTTTAACCAATGAGCAAGAAGGATCCCCGACTAGAGCGCGTAGGCGTAAGCGGGTACAACCAGCCGAAGAGAACGCCCAGCCATCCCACTAAATCGCACGTTGTCGTTGCAAAATGTGAAGACGGTTCGATTAGAACAATTCGCTTTGGTCAGCAGGGCGTAAGCGGTGCTGGCAA